ATTGATGGTGGCGGTTATGTAGATTCCCCGGCCATTCTGTGTCGTTGCGTTGGCCCGCCAATGTCATGGGGTGGCCGGGGTTTTGTTGCCAGTAATGGGCCGAAAGGTTGTCTATGGATACGCTCGCGGCGACGTTTTTGAAGCCTGGGATTTCGAAGAGAGACGAGGACGGGAATCGTCGGATCAAGATGGGGGTTTCGATTCCCACGAACGAGGCGGACGACGCTACGTGCGGGCGTCTTTTCCGGTTCAAGAAATGCCGGATTGAGTTTTCTGGACGGAAAAAGGATCAGTGGAATCCGATTCCCGGCACGGAATCGAGTTTGCCGCGTCGAATTTCCGTCGAAGCTGACGTGAGCGGTTATCGTGCAAGCCGCCACGCCACGAGTGTTTCGTGGTTGATCGACGAGAGCGACAATTTCACGAAGGACGACGCGTTCGATCTGGAGGGGATGAGCGGTTCGATTCGCGTGACTGTTCTTGGGGACGCGACGAGCAAGAGTGACGACGAGTCTGGCGGCGATGTGGTGCCGGTCGAGCCGAAGAAACGCGGTCGTCCGCGAAAGGAGTCAGCAGCCCTTCCGGGGATGGAATCCGAGTCATCGACGCATTCGGTCGCACTGACAGACAAGTATCGTGTCGATATGTCAATCGTATCGCAGGATGGCAAGTGGGAGTGCCGCTGGTCTGGCAACGGTCCTGCCGGTGAGGTTGAGCAATCAGAGTCGTCGATCCGGCACTCCGTGAAAGAGTCGTCAATCGCGTGCGTGGCGAATGCGATCGACTACTGGTCCGAGTATGTCGACAAGCAATCCAAGGAGATCGTGAATCGTTTGCGTGAGTGGTTGCATGGGCTTGAGGGGGGCAAAACGATTGCCGAACTGGAGTCGGAAGCGGAAGACGAGAGCGAGGAGTGATGGAGGACCAATCGGACGTGAGTGATGACGAGCTGGACAGTCGGATTGTGGCATCGGATTTTCTCAGGCCGCACGTATGTCGTGCGATTGCGGACGAGAGCGAAACGAGCCTAGAGTGCGTCACGCTCGTTGCTGGCGTGATCGCAGGGATGAATGAGAGTCCAGAGTGCGAACGACTCTTGATCGATGGCGTGAAAGAGTTGATTCGCAAGTGCATGAAGTTGACGCGCGATGAGGGCTCGCCGCGATGATCGAACACTGTTACTCAATTGAGCCGTATGGGTGTGGTTTCCTGGTCGCCGACTATTCAGGTAACCGTGGCGAGCACGGAGCCGCCTATTGCGGCGTTTCTCTGGATTGGTCAAGTCAGCCGATTGTTCGCGATCCGTTTCCGACGCGATCAGACGCCGAAGACGCGGTCGAATGGTGTGAGTTCAAGGATCGATTGGAAGGTCGGTGAGTCATGGAGGAGTTGTTCTTGTCGTTTCGCGTTCTCGGTGTTGCTCAACCGGCGGGGAGCAAGCGGGCGTTTGTGCCGAGAACGCTAAACGGGAAGCCGATCTATAAAAACGGCCGGATCGTCGTGAACGTCGTCGATGACTGCAAAGGATCGAAGGCATGGAAGCGAACCGTCAAGGATGCGGCGAAGATGGCGATGATTGCCGCAGGTCATCGAAGTCCGTGCGACGGTCCCGTAAGGTTTGTGTGCCGAGTTTACAAGCAGAGGCCGAAGACTCATTTTCGGACAGGGAAGTTTGCGGACGTTCGGCGTGACGACGCTCCGGAGTTTCTGACAACGAAACCCGACGTGCTGAAATACGGTCGTGCCATCGAGGACGCATTGACGGGCGTTGTCTACGTTGACGACGCTCAGATTGTCCGCGAGTCATTGAGCAAGGACTATGGCGACGTGGCGTGTGTTGACGTTCAGGTGTGGCGATTGTCGTGAGGTGTGTGATGGTGACTGCCGAGCTATTTGTGAGCGGTTGCCTGAACAATGGATTCCGAGTGTTGCGGAGGCGTTGGTGCATCCGCTTGACGATCGTGCCGAATCAAGAAAAACGGGGTGGTGACATGGCGAGTTGTCCGTGGTGCGATGGATCAATCGAGGATCGTGACATTGAGGTGAGCGAGCATTTCGACGGGGATGGCTTCGCGATGCCATGCCCGCACTGCACGCGGATGATCGATGTCGAGGTGGAGATTGTGGAGGTTGAATACGAGTTGTTCCGAGCGGACGAGCCATTGCCATTTACGGACGCGAATCCCGATGGTTTGCAAGGGGCGATCGACGATCTGATTCGAGAGTGTGGCGAAGAATGAAAAGATGTGGTCGCCTGCGACACAGGAGCAAGACAAATTCGCATTCCGGCGAGGACTTGTTGTTCCGTCGAGAGTACGCCGAAGAGAATCTTGAGTGTGAACTCGGTCGGTGGTTTCCGAATCAGTTCAGTCGCGAAGACTCAACCGAGTGCCACCATATCATGACTGGACGGCGCGACCTTCGGACGAACCTGTTGATGGTGTGCCGCGACGCTCACGCGTGGTGTGAAGAGTTCAAGGCGGACGGTCGCGTTCTGGCGTTATTCGTCAAGCATTCCAAGGGTGAGCTTGATCTGCAAGAGTTCCGGTTGGCAAGCGGATTTCACTTGCCGGGGTGGTTGCTCATGTCCGAGTCGAAGATTCGGCATGATTTCGTGCGACCATTCCTGAACGCCTTGATTGAGTTGTATCCGTGATGGCGTGCGTGATTTGCGGCAGGGAGTCTGTCGAACGGATTCCAGTGATCGGTCACGTCTGTTCCGAGTGTTCCGCCGTTCTTTCGGTGGAATTTGTTTTGGATGGCGTGATCCATAGTCCGTCGATTCGCGTATTGGCAGAGTCAATGGACAGGGAGTTTCAGTCGCGAGCCGAGCGATTGAAGAGAATGGCGTTTCAACTTGCAGGGGGTGGGCAATGAGTCGATCCGATTGGGTGATGCAGCCCATGCTGAGTCCAGATGCGTTGCTGAAATCGTTGCTAGTGGTCTGGTCGCGGTACACGATCGAAGGGAAGCAGCCGGGAGCCGAGCGATGGATCTTCGATGACGTTGAATACGGTCCGCAGTTGTTTGCCGATGTGCGAGCCGAATGGCAGAAGTCGGTTCGCTGCAGTCCGTCGTTGATGGATGATCCGAGTTGCTTTCCGTATTCGCTGACGTTCATTCGTCGGGCGTTTTTGGGGATTCGTAAGTTCAATGATCTGAAGAAACGCGAACTGTGCAAGGCGTTCGGGGTTGTGTTTCCCGAGCCGGTTCGCGGCGGGGTTGAGCAAGAGGGCGATATTCACGCCGCATCGGGAAGGGGTCTGTTCTGATGGATTACGCGGAGTTCATCAAGTCGAAGTCGCAGCACGGCTTGGATAGCGGTTTTGAGCCGCGATTCATGCCCGACTTTCTGTTCGACTTTCAGTCGTGTTTGGCGTACTGGGCGGTTCGCAAAGGCCGATGCGAGATTCTTGCCGATACTGGACTTGGCAAGACATTGATGGAGTTGGTGTTCGCTCAGAACGTGGTTGAGGAAACGAACCGCCCTTTCATGCTGGCGACGCCGATCGCTGTCGGGCAGCAGATTCTGGAACACGCGGAGCGATTCGGCATCAAGGCGAATCGCACTCGCGACGGCAAGATGACCGATGAGGCGTGCGTATGGATCACGAACTACCAGCAACTCCACAAGTACGATCCGAGTCGGTTCGCGGGGTTTGCTGGCGATGAGGCGGGTTGCCTGAAAGACGAGAAGAGTGCCACGAAAGCGACAGTGAAAGAGTTCACTCGCCAGATGCGGTATCGATTGCTGGCGACGGCGACTGCGGCACCAAACGACTACCACGAACTCGGGAACGCATCGGAGGTTCTCGGGTATCTCGGTTACCAGGACATGCTGTCTCGATTCTTCAAGCAGGTCGATTCTGGCGGTCGTCGGTTTGGTGGGATGGAAGGGGCAAAGTATCGGTTTCGCGGCCATGCAGAGCAACCGTTTTGGTCGTGGGTTTGTTCGTGGGCACGGTCGATCCGAAAACCTTCGGACTTGGGGTTCGACGATTCACGGTTCATTCTGCCTGAACTGATCGAACGCGAGATCGTGGTGGAGTCGTCGTATCGCAGACCGGGAACGCTGTTCCCAACTTCGGCGAATGGGATTGCCGAGGAGCGACAGGAGCGGCGGGGGAGTCTCAAGGAGCGATGCGAGATGGCGGCGAAGATTGCCATTGAGCATCCGGGCTCAACGATCCTGTGGTGTGACTTGAATGACGAGGGGGATTTGATTGAGAAATTGATTCCCGGATGCGTTCAAGTCAAGGGCAGCATGTCGGACGAGAAGCGGGAAGAATACTTGATCGGCTTCGCGCGTGGGCAGATCAAGAATCTCGTTCTGAAAAAGGTCATCGGGGCGTGGGGATTGAATCTGCAAACATGCCACAATGTTGTCTCGTTCCCGACGCATTCGGCCGAACAAGACTATCAACTGGTTCGCCGGTGTTGGCGATTCGGGCAGACAAATCCGGTGACCGTGACTCGGATTCTGTGTGAGGGCGAGTCTCACATCATGCCGAATCTTCGGCGGAAGTATCAGCAGATCGATCGAATGTTCGAGTCGATTAATCGTCACATGAAGGACGCGATGCATTTGGCGTCGTCGGATTATTTCCCATTGAAAGAAGAGGTGCCGCAATGGCTGTCGTCGACCAAGTCGTGACTGATGATTACTGCATTTACAACGGTGATTCGTGCGAAACGATGCCGACGATTCCATCGGAATCAGTTGGAATGGTGATTTACTCTCCGCCATTTGCAATCGACGGAGCCGTGACGGAGCAAGGGAAGGGTGCTGGAGGCGGAGCGTTGTTCAACTACACGTCTTCTGTTCGCGACCTGTCCAATGCTCGGACGTACCAAGAGTTCTTCGAGCATTACGAATTCATCGTTCGCGAGACGCATCGAGTTTTGATGCCGGGGCGGCTCGCTCTGGTTCACTGCACCGAGGTTCCGACAGGTGGTGCGAACATCTGTGGTTACTCGGATTTTCCGGGCGACATCATCAAACTGCATCAGAAACTCGGGTTCGATTACCTTCCGCGATACTCCATCTGGAAGGAGCCTTTGGGGGTTCGCAATCGGACGATGATCAAGTCGCTGTATCACAGTCAGATCGTCGAGGATTCGACGCTGACGAGTTGTGCGGCGTCGGATTTCCTGTTGCCGTTTCGGAAGCGGGGCGTGAATCCGCAGCCGGTGGCTCATCCGCATGGATTGCTCAACTATGCGGGCGAGACTCCGATTCCTGCCGAGTTGCTGCCATATCGAGGGTCGACCGGGAATCAGATTGAGAACCGATACAGTCACTGGATCTGGAGACAGTATGCGAGCAGTCATTGGTACGACATTCGAATCGACCGTGTTGTGCCGCACGAGGCGGCTCGTGACGACGAGGACGAGAAGCATCCGCATCCGCTTCAGTTGGACGTGATCGAGCGGGCGTTGGTCCTGTATTCGAATCCTGGTGACATCGTCGTCAGTCCATTTGGCGGGGTCGGCAGCGAGCCATACCAGTCAGTTGTCATGGGCCGCAAGGGGTGGGCGACGGAGTTGAAACCGAAGTATTTCCAGCAAGCCAAGTCGAACATGGTGAAGGCGGTCGCGATTCGGGACAACCCCTCGTCTGTGCGAGAATTGCCATTTGAGGAATTGGCTTCCGTGACGTAACATCGGTATAGATCATCAACATAGAGAAATCCCCGCTGGTAATTCCATGCGGGGGTTTTTCGTTTTTGGTGGGCAATACTGATACGTCGTGTGTTCAATCGTATTGTATGCATTGAGTTGTGTCGGTACAGTCGTGCCACGGAGGCCAGCGTGGATAGATCGATACAAATTGGTGCGGTTGCGGGAGCGTTGGCGTACGCCTGTTGGAAGCGAGTGATTGATCACCATTGGGGTGAGGTTGTGATTGTGTCGTGCGTGAATTTTTGTTTTTCGATCTGCCTCAGTTTGCTGGTGATTGGCGGGGTATGTCGGGCGACGGGCGTTCCGCGTGACCAGGGGTTGCTTCTGGCGGTGTCGTTTGTGCTATCGTTTTCGTGTCAGTGGTGGCTGAACGAGATGTCGCCAAACATCGGGAAAAGGTTGCTATCTCGTTCGGCGTTGGATAGTTTGAGGGAGTGGTTGATTAGTCTGCTGTCGAAGAAATGAGGCTGCTGATGTCGAGCGAAGTGAATCCGACGAAGCCGTCCGGCAAGAAAAAGGATTCGTTGCGGGTGACGATTCGAAAGGAGGTGTGGCCGGTTTGCATTCTGATCGGGATGCTGACGGTATATGTCGTTCACTTGGTTGTTGGTGAGCAAGTGTCGCCGATCAAGGATGAGTTGGTCGCGATTCGCGAGGAATTGCGGTCGATTGCTTCTCGGCCGATTCAGCTTCAACAGCAGCAGACGACGCTTCATCATCCACCAATTGACAATGAGTCGGCGATTTTGCAGTTCGCGACTCACCTACGAAAAGGAAAGGCGAATGACGTGTCGAGATTGCGAGCTGATTGAGGCGGATATTCTGCTGACGGAGGCGGCCGAGTTGTATTGGGCGGCTATCGAGTTGGACGCCTACGAAAACAAGTATGCAGCCCAAACTTCGCAGGCAGCGTTGAATATCGAATGGGCCGAGTGTTGCAGCGAGGAGACGTGAGATGACGCAAGAACAGAAGGTGAGTCCGGAACAGATCGTTCGCGAGCGATTCAAGGGGAAGTCTGCTGCCGAGCGGCAGTCGATGATCGCCGAGTACAAGTTGGCGATGGACAAGGCTCAGGTTCGTGTCGACAAACTGAAGCGAGGCCGGTGATCGGCTTCGGATCAATCCACGCTTCGATATCGGCTCGGCAGAAATGTCGGGCCGATTTCGTTTTCACGTCTGGAGAATTCTGCCGCCGATTGGAGCAATCGTTTTCCGTCCGGTGTCTCAACAGACATTGCGAGAGCGTCGAGAGTCATTGGCAGTCCGAATGTGGAGATGCACGCGTCCACGATTTGTCGGCATTGCATGAGTCGAATTTGCTGTTTTGCGTGCATGTTTTCAATCATCGGATTCTCCATTGTCGTGGTGAACGAATGATATCCGAATCTGGATCACTGTGTGATCCGAATGACGGTTTGTGTCGTTCATGGATTTGGGTATCGCTCGTATGGCTGTGTCGGGGACGAAGTTCAACTGAGGGGATGGTGGGCAATGGAATGGGATAGGTTTGTGTTGGCGGTTGTCGCTGTCGTTCTGTCGGCGATTTACGGGTACAGGGCTGGTGCTCGATCCAGACGCGAGATGGACATCCGCTTTGAATCGACAACGGACGATCCGAGTGACAAGCGATAGCGGATAGTCGTGATGTGCAGCACGCTCGCGGAATTCCAGAGGATAATGGATGTGATCCAGGAGGGCCGGGGCGATAGAAATCAAATGCACCAACACTTGAACGGGGGTGAGTGATGATGGTTTTGACTGACGATCAGTTTCGCCGATTGCGGTCTGGTCGGTCGTGGCAGTTGGCCGACGATGAACTTAGAAAGATCATCGGGAAGATGGTCAAGTCCGATCCGTTGTGCTCGTGCGAGTCGAATCTCGGCGAAACAACGATGCGGTTCGGCGGTTTCTACGTCAGGTGGTTTGCCGGATGGGCGACTGATTGTTCAGTGAATATCCGCGTGCGGGCGGAAGACGTTGCTCACGATGGACGAGAGTACGAGGTGTTCTCACTCGACGTGGACGTGAATTGGAGTTCATGCCATCGGTCGGTTTCAACTGCGGTTGCGGCGATGTCGATCTATCGTCGGGCAGTCGAGTTTGCGTCAGTGATTGAGACGATGTTTGACGGTGAGTTTTTGCTGGCCAAGGACGAGACGTGATCGGCATTGCTCAATCCGAATCAGGTGCCGAGTTCAGCGACGACATGCGGTATCGGTATACCCTGTGGCGTCGATGGGAGCCGTATCCCTGTCGGATCGTGGCGTTTTGTGGACTGAATCCGTCAACGGCAGATGAGGTTGATCCAGATCCTACGGTGACGCGAGAGATCAATTTCGCGAAGTCATGGGGATACGGCGGATACATCAAGGTCAATCTGTTTGCGTGGCGTGACACCGATCCGGCTGGGATGTTGGCGGCGGCGGAACCGATCGGCGAATTGAATGATCGTGCGATTGACGAATCGGCGAGAATGTCCGATCTGTTCGTCTGTGCATGGGGTGCCGATGGTGTCCATCGGAACCGCTGCAATGTTGTGGAGTCTCGATTGCGGCGGGGCGGAATTGAGTTGCACATGCTGAGGCTGACAAAGCATGGACATCCAGGTCATCCATTGTATCTGCCGAAATCGCTGGTTCCGATTCGATGGGAGCGACAGTTATGCTGATTGTCGTGGAAACCGCAGATGGACCGAGGAAAGTCCGAGTGTGCGACTACTGCCGAACAGTCTGCATTCCGAGCGGAAGATATTGCAGCGGTCGCTGTGCTCGGCAAGATCAAGAACGAAGAGACTACGAAAGGAAACTGAATGACAAAGGTGTCGGTGACGGCAGTTCTTGCCGAGTTGCTGGACGTGATTGAGCGTGGCGAACGCCCGTCGAAACGATTGGTGATGCGAGGTCGCCAGTCGTTGCGGAAGAATCGGGAAAAGACAAGGAATGCCGTGCGTGCTGCTGCGGCGTCTGGACGGTCTGGGCGTCCAGCGACTCGCAGTGCAGAAGAGCGTTATCGCATTGCTTGCATTCCGGGGTCGTTGGCGGAAGTCGCGGCTGCCAATGGAATTGGAGAGTCGACGGTGCGTAGGTTTCGCATTGAGTTTCCGGAGTCGGAAAAGATCCGTGTTGCGTCGGCGAGCGAATAAATTCAAAATCCGTTACGATTGTGGTTGACGATGCCGATGTTGGGCATTAGGATTCGTCCATCGCTGCGACAGTAGCGGCGGGAAGTGAAACCGAAGCAGGGGATTGGATCATGGCTCACGAAATCGACATGACGGGCGGCAAGGCCAATATGATGTACGTTGGCAAGCGTCCGTGGCATGGACTCGGTCATCAATTCGAATCGGCACCGTCAATCGAGCAAGCGTTGGTTGCGAGCGGACTGGATTGGAAAGTTCGTTGCGAGCAGAACTACTTGGCTGATGGTCGGAAGTCGCCGTCGCAGACGACGGTTCGCTGCGACACAGACGCGATTCTCGGGTCGGTCGGAGTGAACTATACGCCTCTGCAAAACGACGCGATGCTGGAATGGTTTCGCCCATTCCTTGAATCGGAGCAGGCCGATTTGCACACAGCTGGCAGCCTGTTTGACGGGGCGAAGGTGTGGTGTCTTGCGAAGATTCGCAGTGAAGGGCATGACATTACCGGCGACGGCGACGTGGTCGAGAGTTATATCTTGCTGTCGAATTCGCATGATGGCAGCCGTGCGGTGCGTGTCGGCTTCACTCCGATTCGCGTGGTGTGCAGCAACACGCTGGCGATGGCTCACGGTGCCGGAGAGTCTCGTCTGATTAAGGTTCTGCACACGAGCGGAATCGGGACGACGCTGACGGCGATTCGCGAAGTGATGAACACGGTGACTCGGCAGTTCGAGGCGACAGCGGAACAATATCGCAAGTTGGCTCGAACGTCCTGCAATCGTGACGACATGCGGAAATATGTCCGCCTTGTTCTGGGCGTGAAGAACGATGAGAAGATGACTTCGCAGGCAGAACGCAAGATGGGCGAGGGCGAGATCATCGCGTGTGCCAATGAGGGGCTCGGCACGCACGGAAGGACGTATTGGGACGCATACAACGGCGTCACGGAGTATCTGAACTACGTCGCTAGCCGGACGCAAGATGTGCGATTGGATTCGCTGTGGTTCGGACAGAACGCGGCATTGTCGGCCAATGCTCTTAAAATCGCGATTCAGTTAGCAGGCTGAGTTGGCAGTCCGTCGAGTCCCCGATCAATCTCGGTCGGGGAAATTGGCTCCGAGGCCGAATGGATAGGCATCCGTTTTCTACACGGACTCAAGCGGGTTCGATTCCTGCCGGGGCTATTGGTCTGTTTTCTCAAGAGCAAGGGGTGAGTCATGGCCAAGAAGCCGAAGCGTCTCGACGAAGAAACGGAAATGATCATGTCCGATGCCGCAGACGCATTGGATCAGGTCGTTCAGTGGATGGAGAATTTCGCAATCCCAATGATCGTCAAGTTGAGTGAAGATGACGACGTTGACGGTGGGAACTCGCTCGCTGCCGGATTGACGATGAAGGCGGATGAGATTCGCGACTTCCTGAAAGCGAGGTCGGAATGACCTGCATCGGCAGCGGACTGGACTTTGAGTCGTTCTACGCGGTGTTGTGCGACCAGTTTTTGCCATCGTTCGGCCGCATCAATCGCGGCGATGCCAGAGGTCTCTATCGTCTCGGGGCGACGATTGACGAGTCGGTGCGAATGATTTCCGTCGCATATAAGTCTCCGGGGGCGTTCCTTACCGATCGTGAGCGAGACTTGGCGGACGCGATGCCGACGTTTGCGTTTGTGCGAGGGGATTGATCATGCCAGATGCGTTGATCTTCTATTGCGGTCAGCGTGCAAAAGTCGCGTGTGATGGCAACTGTGCGAAAGCGTGGGGGCGAAGCAACCGTCCGACACGAGACGGCGACGACGACTACGTTCCAGATTATGAACTCGGGGTCGCTCCTGTCGATCCAGGAACGTATGAGGGAGAGGATGCGAAGCCGTTGTCAGTCACACAATTCCCGAACAGATGGTGCGTGAGGGAATGCGAACGGTGCGTCATGTCAAGGCCGGGAGAATGGAATTTGCCAGTCAAGATTCCTGAGTTTAAGTGATCTGAAAATTGCGTGATTCGTTCATGCATAGGACGTGCGGCGGTCGGTTCATTCGGTAGGCGTGCAACGCCCGAAACTGGATTACTTGTGCCTTTGAAGTCGCCACCGCACGTCATTTGTTGCTTTGGGTTCATGTTGTCGCTTTAAGGAAAACCATGCAGTTCACAGTGAATCGAGCGGAGATGTTGTCGGCATTGCAGTCTGCGTCGGGGGTGTCTCCGACGAAGACCACGAAGGACATTCTTCGGAGTGCCAAGGTCGTTGTCGGTCCCGAGTCGCTGTCCGTCATTGCGACGGATTGTGAGATCGGATTGGTGGTGTCGGTGCCGTGCCTCTCATCAGAATCCGGTGAGTGTCTGCTGCCGATCGACAAGACTGTGCAGATCCTGGGTGCCAGCAAGGACGAGTCGATCGACTTCATCGTGGACTCGAAGTCGGTTGTGATCAGCAGTGCCTTGTCTGAGTTTCGGATGGCGACTGCTGACGCATTGGAGTATCCGCCGTTGCCGAGTGCGGGTGCGAGCGATGTTGTGTCTGTGATTTCTGGTGGGGATCTTGTTCGCCTGCTGAATCGGACTGCGTTCGCGTGCGACGATGGCTCTAAGAATTACGCTCTCGGCGGCGTAAAGATTGAGGTGTCGGAGCATGGGGCGACATTTGTTGCCACTGACACGAAGCGGATGCCGATTGAAATCGCGTCGGCACGAAGCTCAGGTGCTGGCGGATGCGTGCTTCCGGCGAAGGCGGTCAAGGTCATCCAGAAACTGGACCCGGCTGGCGATGTCGAGATCCAGCTTGGCCATTCGTCGGTCGTGTTCAAGTGCGGGACCGCTGTGTTGTCAAGCCGGTTGGTGGAAGGCAGGTTTCCGGACTGGCGTAAGGTGGTTCCGACTCCGACGCACAATGTCGAGTTGGTGTGCGGTCCGTTTCTGGACGCGGTTCGCCGTTCGATGATCATGGTCTCAATGGAGACTCGCGGCGTTCTGTTTCAGTTTTCGAGTGGGCAGTTGCGACTGTCGAGTTCGGTCGCGGACTTGGGGCAGTCGCGAAACGACGTTCCGATTGGGTACGTCGGCGACACAGTGTCATGGATGCTTGATCCGGTGTACATCGCAGACATGCTGCGTCAGGTGGATTCTGGGGATCAGGTCTCGTTTGGTTTCATCGACGAGGATAAGCCGATTCTGTTGACGTGCGGTGACTATCGGTACGTCGTGATGCCGATGGCGAAGGTGGCGTAGTCGTCAAGAAAGGGGTGTCCAATATGAAGGTTGGTCAAACGCGTTGGTTGGACATCTCGTTGGGGACTATTTGCTGCAGAACGACTGGATGGCACTGAACAAGAAGTCCAGCACGTTCCATTGCGCAATTCACTGTGCGATCTGGACATCTTCTGTGTGTCTGTTTTCTGGATGGGCCAATCCAATTGCGGTTGCGGTGTTGTTTGCAACGCACTTCATTCAGGACAGAACTGGCATCGTTCCGTGGTGGATGGACCGCATCGGGCAGAAGTCGTTTCGCACCGGAGTGTGTGCTCCGTGGTCGGCAATTGTGGTGGACAACGTGTGGCACATCCTGACGATTTGGTGCGTCTGGGTGGCGGTATACGGAGGTGCTGCATGAAGTTCAGCGTGCCAAGTAGTGAATCCGTGGACGTGAAGCTTGTCGAACTGTCTCTGCCGGTCCATTACGGCGACGAGGCGTTTTGGATGGGCGTTTCAACGTTGACGCGGCGGCAGGTGCAATCGTCAAACGCGATGCGTCGTGTTATCAGGGGCTGATGGAATTGATGTGGGAGTGATCATGCCGAGCGTTGATTCGATTCAAGAGTCCATCGCGTGCATGAGGAGTTCGGCACGTGCATTGAAGGGGGCGTCAGAACGACTGAAGACGCATCAATACGACAGCCTGATTTCTCGTTGCCGCCGAGCGTCGCGAAAACTGGAGTCGCTGCGGTCGTCGATCCGAAAGTCGGAACGGGTGCATCTGGAGATTTGCCGGATTCTCGGTGAGGCGTTGGGAATTCCGACTGTTCGTGATGGCAAGCAAGATTCGTCGGACGCGACAAGTGCGGGCGTGGTCGCCGGAGATTGCGACGCCGTGAGTCTGGCATTGATGGTGGCAAAGCAGTTGGCGTATCTTCGGAATGCTTGCTCTTGAAACGCAAACCGCCGACTGTCTACACTCTGTCCGTAACGCACCCATACGGACCAGAATGACATGGGTTCCAGAACAAACAGACGACGACGCGAAAATACCCAACAAAGAACCGAGGTGGCTGGCTCGACGGGGCCAGTTGCGAGTCCCCCGATGACCAATTCCGGGGCCAACAGCCTTGATGCCGAGGTTCGAAGTGTTGGGGAGGGCGGCGTTGTTCATGTCACCGCCCGCTCGTTCAACTGGAAGCGTCGCGATCAACGGCGGTTCCCGACGCGGTTGAGTCCGGAAGAAATCCGTCTTCTCGCTTCTCTGGAAAAGCGTCCGCTTTCGATTGCGGAACAGGCGATTCTTGATCTGAGTGAGGTGGCGTCAGGATACAGTCAGAAGCCAGAGACGTTCCGAGACGTTGTTCGAAGCCGAAAACAGCGAGCGGATGCAGCGAAGGCATTGCTGGCATTGGAAGGCGTCTCCAATCAGTCCGACGAGCACGAGCGGAACCGCAGGAAGAATCACGGCTTTGAGATTCCGCCAGCGACACAGAAAGTCACCGTGAATGTCCGACTCGACGCACTCCCTGCTGACGAGCGAAGAACTACATTGCTTGCTCTCGCTGACAAGTTCCGAACTGGAAGCGGCACTGGAGTTGATTCCGGCCGAGCACCGGGAGACGGTGATTCAGCTTCTGATCGAGGCGTCGGAGCAATTGACGGCGGGCCCGGTTCCGATTGATCACGCGTCTATTCCGTGGGAATCGTGGTTACGCCAGTTCTTGCCGGACTATGTTGCGTCGGGATTCTCTGAACGCCATCGCAGATTCTGGGCGTGGATCGAGTCGATTGAGGACGGCGAGTACATTCGTCCACGAGTCGAAGCCTGGCCTCGTGGGGGTTCCAAATCGACCTCAGCAGAATTGGCGGTCGCGAGACTTGGGGTGAAACTCGCTCGGCGATTTGTCCTATACGTGAGCGAGACTCAGGATCAGGCAGACCGGCACGTCATGGCGATTGGCGGTCTGTTGGGTCTGCTTGGTGTTCGCCGAGCGGTTGACACGTATGGGCGTGCTCAGGGGTGGCGGCGAAGCCAGTTGCGGACAGCGACGGGATTCAACGTCGCAGCGATTGGTCTGGACACGGCGTCTCGCGGAATCAAACTGGACCAGTTTCGCCCAGACATGATCATCTTGGATGACGTGGACAATCGGACGGATTCGCCAAGGACTGTCGACAAGAAAATTGATGCGATCACGAGCACGATCATTCCGGCAGGATCGGCGGATTGCATTGTGTTGATGATTCAGAATCTGATCCATGAGGACTCGATTGCGTCGCGACTCGTGGACAATCGCGCCGAGTTTCTTCTAGACCGCGAACCGCCGATAGTCGAGCCTGCGATTGAGGGGCTGCAGTATCGAATCGTCGAGCGAGACAATGGGCCGAATCAGGTCGAAATCATTGGCGGGCGAGCGACATGGCAAGGTCAGTCGCTCGAAGTCTGCCAAGCCCAGATGAACAAGTGGGGAATCAAGACGTTCCTTCGCGAGTCGCAGCACGAGTTGCATGGTGAGAGCGGGTATTTCTTCGACGTGACGAAGCTGCGTTCGATTGATGCGGATGCTGTCCCAGAGTTGGAACGGATCTGTCTGTCGTGGGACTTGGCGGCGACGGAAGGGGCTGGCGATAACACGTCTGGCGTGTTGATCGGCAGGTCGGCGTTGGGGAAATATTACATTCCTGCGGTTATTGCCGGGCAGTGGTCGGCGGACCGCGTGAAATCAGCCTTGAGATTGTGTAACGACTTCTACCGATCAAGCGATGCGGCGGGCGTCATTCCATACGATCCGAAGCGGCTGAAGATTCATTTGCCTCAAGACCCTGGGCAGGCCGGAAAAGTGCAGGCGGGTGATTTGAAGCGAGAGTTTTCCGGGGCGAGCGTCGTTTCTGTGACCGGATCGAAGGCGACGCGAGCGAAGGACTTTGCCGAGCAGGTCAATCTTGGGAATGTGTATCTTGTGAATCTTCCGTTGCCGGGGTTCTTGTCAAAGCCAGCATCTGGGAAACCATTGCTGATGGATCTGTCGTATCAGACATGGCAGAGAGAGTTCCGCGAAGAGTTACGGCGGTTTCGCGAGGATGCTCGGGACCAGATGGACGACAGGATCGACGCGGCGAGTGACGGGTTCAACGACATCAAATCGAAGGCACCGGCGTTGTTTGCGTTCGGTTGATCCAATGATCCGGAATTTCCGAAGAGTTCGTGATCCGGTTTCTGTCTGGTTTCGTTGTTGATTTCGACTCCGTGGCGGAACTGGTAGACGCATCGCTGACAACAGCGATAGTGACCGCATCCTAGGTTCATGCGGTAGTGCAGGTTCGAGTCCTGCCGGAGTCATTTTGGATGCAAGAAGAAGGGCTCTCGGTCTGCAGGCCGGGGAAAATTCGTCAGGTGTCGGCAGTGAGCCTATGGCCGATATCGCGGGAAGCCAGTCCCGATCGACGCTCCGTGAGCGTAGGAATTCACGTGGGGCATGACCAGCAAGGAACTGGCGAGGTCAGACAGCGGGAAAGACTGCGTGCGTGTGATGGCATGGTGCCGAAATATGTGGAACTTGCAGGGGTTGGACTCATTCCCCAAAGTGCCGTAGGCAGGTGGAGCAGTCACCGGATAAAGCCAAGCGGACACCACGTTCGAATCGTGGCACGCGCAATTTTGAGAACGCGACCGGAATCACGAAATTGGAATTACAATCATGTCAGACAAAGCCACGGACCGCGACCACAAGGCAAGGAACAGTAATGGGGTAATTGCCGTCACAAGCGGCGTTCGGACGGTCAGGAACGGGGAAGTCTCAATCAACGGCGATCGATTTGTCGTGAGAGGATTCGCCAAGTCGCTAGAAGGTGTCAAGGTGCGAATTCGTGTTCTGGACTATCTGGCGTCGGAATACGATCTGCTTGACTGCGACGGCTATCATCGGGTTGGTATTGCTGTGTGGAAAGGTGTGACGAAATGACGGAAACCCCCAGCGGCGAAGTTATCCACGCCGAGGCAATGGCGGCTATCAAGAGAGCAATTGACGCCTCGATTCCGTACATCGCACAACACGACGCATTTTTGATTCCAGCGGCGAACTGGAGTGAACTGGCGGCAATGGTGTGTCCACTGGTTCGGCGACTGGATGCGGCGCTTGCGAGGATGGATCGAGGAGAAAAACTGACCGAGGCAGAGATTCGCGAGGTTCTCGGGTGGGAGGGGTGACAATGCTGGTGTTTGTCGTTGGGCAGGTGTGTGCAATCGTGGCATGTCGGCTGGAATCGGAGTTCCGCAAATTCGGTGGCATCCTGAAATAGGAAAAGCAAGGGGATAGCAATGCTTCTGTCTGACGCGACGTTTCAGGTGATTGACGTTGAGACGACCGGACTTGATCCGAGTCGAGACCGCGTTGTCGAGTGTGCTGTTGTGGCGATTGTCAGCAAAAACGGTCAGCCGTGCATTCGGGATGAGTGGGGTTGTTCTCGCCTATTCAATCCTGGCATTCCGATTCCGCCCGAGGCGTCGGCGGTTCATCACATCACAGACGAGGATGTAGCTGGCATGTCGTCGTTTGCGGATGTTCCATCGTCGTCGTTCTCGTGCTCAGTGAGCGTCGCTCACAACGCGGAGTTTGATTCGCAGTTCGTCCCGCAGGTTGTCGGAACTCCGTGGCTTTGCACGCTGCGAATGGCCAAAAAACTGTGGCCGACGTTGGAGCGATACGGCAATCAGTATCTGCGGTATTACCACAAGCTGCCGGTTCCTCGAAACATTGGACCATCCCATCGGGCGTTTGCCGATGCGGTTGTGACGGCTCATCTGCTGATTCACGAACTGTCCGAATTGGCGGTTCAGCGACCGGAGATCGAGACGGTTGAGCAGTTACTGGAATGGCTGGCCGAGCCGATCCTGTTGCATCGGATCGGATTCGGAAAGTATGGACCGAAGGACGGCCAGCCGGGGATGCTGTGGAGCGATGTTCCGCGAGATTATCTGTCGTGGATGCAGCGGAACATGACGGACATGGACGCGGACATGCGGCACACAGTCAAGCATTATTTGGGGTGAGCCATGCTGGCAATCGAACTCGTTCGACTTCTGCGGTCGTTCAAGATCCCATGCGGGACCGAAGAGCGAATGCAATCCGAGATTGAGAAGATTCTGAAATCTTCGGGCGTGGAGTTCGAACGGGAGTTCGTGATTTCGGCACGCGACAGGATCGATTTCAAGGTCGGTCCAGTTGGCATCGAATGCAAGATCGACGGTTCGCCCGCCAAGGTTTTGTCTCAGTTATTGCGGTACGCCGAAGACTCACGGATTGAGGAGTTGATTCTGGTGTCGAGTCGTCATACGCATCGGTTTGCAGTGAGTTCGCTTGGCGGGAAGCCGTTCACGGTTGTTCGGGTGGCGTGGATTTGAAAGGGTGATGTCCCCAATGGTCAACGACGATCTTCCGTTCGACGAGTGGATTGAAGCTGCGATAGCCGAATCTGCGTCTGTCAGGATGCCGTGTATTTTGTGTCACGAGACGGCGGATGGCAGGGGATATTGTGTAGCCACAGGTGATTTCGCCAAGAAACTCGGGATGTCGAGCGGAGACACTCGCGTGACGGTGTATCCAATCTGTTCCGATTGCCAATCGAAATCCGGATGGGAAGTCGCGGTCGAATCGGAACTTCTGCGGTACGCATCGGCGGCAAGGAATTGACGTAAGAAAGGGTCGTGAGTGAAGAATCTCGGTACGTTGCGACTGAGCCAAGACAAATTGCGATGGACAATGGAATGCGAGCCTCATGTAGCCATGATGGCTCGTCGTTGTTTTGGGAAGCTGCCAAAGGCAGGGTCGAAGTTCGTGATGCGGAACGATCCGCAATCGTGCTTTGAGTTGCGGTGGTTCATGCAACGATTCCCGTTGAACGTGAGTCATCCCCAAGAGATCGAAGAGCAGTGCCGGTTGCACGAAGAGAAGGTTCTTCGGCTTGAGCAGATCGTCGACGAGAACTACGTTCCGAGAGAGTTCGAGTTGGCGGTTCCGGCAAGAGAGTATCAGCGGGTCGCGGCAGACTTGTGGTTGCGTGGGCACAATCTGCTATTGGCAGATCAGGTCGGTCTCGGGAAGACTGCCAGTTCAATTACAGCGATGTCATCCGGCGAAGTCTTGCCGGTTCTCGTGGTCACACTGGCTCATCTACCGAAGCAGTGGAAGCGGGAAATCAAGCGGTTCGCTCCGAATCTGTTCGTCCACATCTTGAAGAAAGGTTCCGTCTACGAGTTGCCGAAGAGGAACGGACGCGGTCCGGACGTGATCATCAGCAGTTATCACAAGCTATCGGGATGGTGCGACACGCTGGTCACGTATTGTCGTGCCGTTGTGTGGGACGAAGTCCAGGAGTTGCGGCACAGCGGGACGACGAAGGCGTCTGCGGCTCGGATCATCTCTCGGGACATGGAGTATCGCATCGGCCTCTCAGCGACGCCTATATTTAATTTCGGCGGCGAGATCTTCAATGTCATGGAGAACATCGCACCGGGGGCGTTGGGGACTGCTGACGAATTCGCGGCCGAGTGGATGTCGGGGAAGTCGTTGAAAGACCCAGACGCATTCGGATCATGGCTCAAGGTCAATCACTTGATGCTGCGGCGGACTCGTTCGGATGTCGGTCGTGAGTTGCCGCCGCTACAGAAGATCACGGTTCCAATCGCGAGTGATTACGAAGCGATGGAAGCTGTCGAGGGAAGGGCGGGCGAACTGGCTAGAATCATTCTGGGTGGCGGGGAACTGAATCGCGGCGATGCGATGCGTGCGGCTGGTGAGTTCGACGCGATGCTGAGACAGGCAACGGGACTGGCCAAGGCTCCACACGTTGCGGCATTCGTTGAGATGCTGTTGGACGATGGCGAGCCTGTCGTTCTGTTCGGATGGCATCACGCAGTCTATGACGTGTGGTGTGAGCGACTGAGTCGATTCAGTCCGCGACTGTACACCGGCAATCAGTCGGCATCGGCGAAGCAGGAAGCGGTCGACGATTTCGTGAGCGGTAAGACAAACTTGCTGATCGTGTCGTTACGTGCCGGTGCGGGGCTGGATGGATTGCAGAAACGATGCTGCCGGACAGTTCACGGAGAACTGGATTGGTCTCCTGCTGTGATTGAGCAGAATATCGGGCGAGTCGCACGCGACGGGCAAGAGAATCCGGTTACGTCGTTCATTTTGCTGTCTGAAATCGGTGCCGATCCGATGATGGCGGAAATCCTCGGATTGAAGGCTGATCAGATCGAAGGATTGGTCGGGCGTTCCGATGTCACGCAGAGGCAGGACGTCGAGCAGCAGACAATCAAGCAGTTGGCTGCCGAGTATCTGAAGCGGCACGGGAAAGCAGTTGCTAGGGCGAACGGAGAGATATCATGATTGTGCAGAGAATTGATCCGCGTGAGGCGATTCCGTGGATCATGAACCGACACTACGCTCATCGGCGATGCCCAATATCCTACGCATTCGGTCTTGTCGATTGCGGATCACTTGTTGGGATTGTCACGTATGGAACTCCGGCGTCTCCTCCGCTGAGGGCGGGAGTGGTCTCAGTGATGGCAACGACACTCGAACAGGGGACGCGGAAATGACAATCGCCAAAATCAACGAAGTGGCCGCAACTGTGTATGGTGCTGGGATTCTTGCGATTGACGCAACTGCGTCTCTGTGGGTTGTCGAGCGTATTCTGAAGGACACTGGACTGAACGTGTACAAGACGGTTTCGAGCCATCGCAGAAAATATGGCCGATCAACTGCGTTTCCGGAGTTTGGTTCTGACGTGTTTTCCTCGATGTGATGTGACGCAGTGCATCCCGGTAGCAATCACGCTGCCGGGTTTTATGAAAGGTATCGCAATGTCTCTCGCACCAGAACAACTCTTTTCGGTCGACGATTTGATCGCATCTGCTGGATGCCATGCCGAGATCATTCACGGCTCCGAGTCTCGTCCTATTCGCGTTGAGATTTACGAATTCGGATGCAGCCCCGAGGATCAGGGCGACGGTCCGATTGTGTTCCAAGTTGAGTATCGCAACGGTGCTGCGACTGCGTTCGTCTGGTACGGGCAGCGGTCGTGCGAGATTTCTGGGTTGTCGACGATTCGCCAGACGTACGCGGCGTGTGCCGACTACCGGACGTTGGACGATTACATGGACGCGGTGATGTCGGAGTTCGCGGTCGAGGACGTTGACGACGGCCGAGAAGAGCGTGCTCGCGATCGCGAGTATTTGCGGTCCGTCAGAGATGTCTGGGAGTAACGCAGACCCACACCCCGTCAGGGGTGGTAATGCGGCAAGAGAGGGGTAGCCCTCTCCGTGTTCCGGCCTGAGTCGGTTAGCAGGCACAGGGGACGCAAAATGCGGAAGGAAGATCTGTTTTTTGTTCTCGGGGCGGCTGACCCCGAGATGCAGGCGATTGAGGAACTGCTTCGGGACTGTGGCGTCCAGTATGCCTACGCCACGGTAGGCGGCGTTCGGGTTCATCCCGGAAACGCTTATAAGGCGGACGGGTATATCACTCCGGACGGCATCGATTGCGTTTTCGCTGACGCTGATTGGCAGGGCTCTTTCGTGCTGGTGGAGTGCCATATCTCCAACCGCTTCCCCAAGATTGTAGTTGACCATCACCGTCCCGGCGATCCTAGTTACGGCAAGGGGCCGTCCAAGTTCTGGCGGGCGTCCAGTCTTGGGCAGGTCTGGAGACTCCTCGGTTCGCTGGAGTGCTTCAGCCTTGGAGCCTCCCCAGACGATGGGGACACCGATGCTTTCCTCGTCGCCACGTATGGCGAGGACAACACGGATCCTCACATGATCCCGAATGCAGCACTCATCGCAGCCGCCGATCACTGTCTGGCTGCCGCGTATCGTGGAGAGTGTCCGGGTGTCAATCCGGATGCTCTGATGGCGTGGCGGGTTCGTTCTCGTTCCGATTTTCAGGGGCGTCCCGAGTCGGAAGTTATCCGGGACATTGAGGCGGCTCGGGTCGCACTTCGCGACGCAGACCAGATTCCGCTCGGCGTGCGGCCGAGTCTGCCAACAGATCCGCGATCACCCGGTCCCGTTCCGGCCCGGAAGCGACGTGAATTGAACAGACACGGAGCGTAAGATGACCGACCGATTCCCAAATCTGATTTCGGACAGCCTTCCTGGAACGATGGATACTGGTGGAGCGTGGCTGGTTGAGCGGGTTACGTCGGGATGGGTTAAGTGCCTGTCTGCAAATATGAAGTACACTCTGCGACTGTCAGTCAAACGATTCAACGAGATTGCCAGCGAAATCCAAGCCGCAAGGAACGAGTGACAGCATGTGTTTTTACGACGACTCTGACTGGTTCTCCGAAGTTGCAGACCATTGTGAGTTTATTCTGGAATTGCCACGGCGATGCGATGAATGCACCCGGGAGATTCCGGCAGGCTCGGTGATGCACATGATCTACCTGCAGCGGTACGAGTGCTGCCGTATGTGCGACGACGAAGATCCGGAGTGCGAGCACGACTACGGCGAAACGGACGAATACGGTCGATGCGACGAGTGTGACAAGATCCTGAAGGCGATCGAGGCGCACGAAGCCGACGAGGGGTGTCCGGTGCATTCGCGCCGCCCAATGCTCCGTGACCTGCGGGACCAGATGATCGAGCACCAGTCGGCACAGGAGTACCGTGCTCGTGCGTTGTCGATGTTCCCGGAACTGGACGGGCATCCGATGTTGAAGAACAAGAATATGGAGAAGTGATGGTTGACGACAGAGAGTCGATTGAGCGCGCTATCGAACTGGCGGTCAAGTATGGCGGAATCGACGGGGATCACCACAAGGCGTGGGTTATCGATCAAATGGTCAGAGTGTTGGCTGGGGGCGAATACGACCGGATCGTCAGGGATGCGTGTTCAGGGGAGGATGGTCCAGACACGTATAGTTGGGATGTCGGGATCGCACCGTGACACCCACAAGCACGAGCGAACCATTCGGAAATTCCGAATAGTTGCCTCCCTGGTGAAATCAGTTCTGCTGGCTTGGCGCATGACTGATGATGTACCCTGGAGTCCCGGCACCTCCTGACGCGGAGAGACCGAGGAAGCAGACTCCGTTCAGTTGGAAGATCTGCCCGACAGTCGTGGTAGCCGGAAGCACTCCCACCTTTGACCCGCTGGTGTTCCCATCGGCGTTGTCGTAGAACGTCAACTCCGGTTCTGTGTCTTGAGCCTGGTGTGCCAGAAACTTCCCTTTGACTTGGACTCCAGAAACTCCTGGTAGGTTCCTTTGTCGCAGGGCACGGATTCTTGGTGTCCGTTCTTGAACGTCAGTGTGAGGGTATGTAATCTCGGGTCGTACTCGGCAAACGAGAACATTGAGGATTCGAGCGGGATAGCGTCCATCTGATTGTTCCAAAAATGACCCGTCCGTGGTTGGGCTCGCTCAGTGGGTCAGCCTGATGGGTATGCTTGATGACGGCATTGTTAATTCCGTAGCGGGCATGAGATACCGCGCTTCGCCTGGCACATTCACGGTTCACCACGCTCTCTAGGCACTAAGGCCCTGCGGCGGGAGCGACTCCGGCTAGATTCATTTCTTCTTCCGCACGAGAGGCTTGTATCCTTTCTCTCCGGGTTTCTTTCCAATGATTCCTTTTCCTGCCTACGATGTCTGCACTGGATGCGGATGCGATGTGGCTGAGGACTACTGCATCTGCCCGCGTGCTGCCGACATGCGGGGGCATAACGTCCCGGAACTGCCGGAAGCCAGCGCCCGGGAGGGCATGTGCTTTATCGCTGATGGACTCCGGGACCGCGACGGACGGATCAAGGTTGTTTGCCAGTCTGGATCTCCGGAGCAGATCCATGCGTTCATGACCGTGTGGGCACCGGCTGATGGGCTCACGGACATCTACGGCGACCCCGCCCGGGGATTCGCAGGTGGCTATGTCAAACAGGTGTGCGTCACGCAGGACACGTTCCCACAGTGGTAGGAGGATGATATGAGATTCGCTCGGTTTTGCGTGTGGATGATCCTTGTTGCGATTTGTATGCCGCGACCAGCGTTAGTCAGATCGTATGACAAGATGCTCGCTGACGATCGGATGAGGGCCTATGTGGCTGTTTTGAGTCTGCTTGCCGTAGGGTGGATTGCATTGATTGCGATGGCGTCGAATTCATGAAAGGAAGCGGGGTGTACGAATGAGGGTGTTTTCCAAGAAACTCGGCCTGAAGTGCCGTGAAAAACGGATTCGCGACATGATGTGCGGATCAAGTCACGGTCGAGTCACAAATTCCAAGTGGGGATTCTTGGAGCGACTGCACAGGCGTATCGTGGCGGAACTCGCAGTCCGTGGACGGGCAGTGGAAGTATTCGATTGCCGTGACCTTGAGTGGTCCGCAGGCGACATCGAGCAGCATATTGGGCGACTCGACCGCGACGACGAAAAGTGGATGCATGCTCCGTTGACTGACGAAGAGTCGGCGGCAGTGGATGAGGCAGACAACAGCGACGGCGTGGCAGATCAAGACGAAGAGTGAAAGGTTGGTGAGTTGTGGCCAAAGGCATCCTTGCGTTTGCGAGTGTGTGGGCACTGATCTTTTCGTTGCAGTTGCTCGGGATATACATCGGGGCAATGTTGGAACGCCAAAAGGCTATTGACGCCAATGTTGCCAGATGGGTGCTTGATCCATCAACGGGCGAATCGAAGTTCGTTTACGGGGTTGAAACTGAAGATCGGAGATAGCCCATGTCAAAACGAGGCAGGCTCGGTCACACGGTCGAACATCGCGGAGCGAGAGTAATCGTCACGTTGGTTGACGGCACATCATTCGTCGATCGGTTCATTGAGCGAGCCAAGCATCGACGGTGGATTCTGTTGAAAGAACGCGGCGAGTGCCGATGTCGACGGTATCGAATGTGGCCAGAATCAAGGGAGATTGAAGGATTGGCAATGTCTGGCAAACCATACAAGAAAGGCGTGTTTGTGAAAGAAACCGAGAGTCATGCTGTCGTGGGTTTTCTGGCGGGGTGTGCTGTGTTTGTGTTCCTGCTACTGTGCGGGGCGGTATCGCGAGGTGCCGAGTCTGTGCGGGATCACGGAGCGATCGGAGACGGGGTTGCCGATGACACTCGTGCGATTCAGGTCGCGGCGAATGTTGCGGCTGCGAAGCTTCGGGCGAGCAATGCGGCGGGCGGGTCGTTTCATGGTACGTGTCCCGAGTTGTATTTTCCGGCCGGAAAGTATCGGATCACGCTTCCAATCACATTAGGGAGTTACCAGTCCGTTCGCGGCGAAGACGCGGAAATTATTCAGTCGGAGTCAACGCAATCGATTTTTGTGTTCGCCAATTGCTATCGAAACCGGATCGAGAAGATGCAATTTCGCGGCGGTTCGGTCCAGTTGTCGTTCTCGAACGCGAATATCGATATGACGAAGTTGACGGTTCGAGACTGCAATTTTCAGGGCTGGTCCGACACAGCAATCAAGGCGGAAGGTACCGGACCGGACTTGCATATGTCGGCGACTCTGGTTCTGACTGAGTGTGTGTTCGACGGCGGAACGATTCTTTTCACGCGATGTGACTCAACGTCTCTGAATCACTGTCGGCACCAGTTCCGGGGCGTCAATCTGGTCAACGGGACGCCTTCGATTGTCAATCGATGGGAGATCGGGACTCTGAATTTGCACGACTTCACGGCGACGCCCGCGATGCCTCTTGATCCAGCGACGATGCTTCCGGTGCGGTGCAAGTGGATTGACAACTACGGATACGTCTCGGCTACCGGATGTCGATTTGGTGGCGAGTCGGGCGGGATTCCTGTCTTGACGCATCACGGCGGACCGACGCTGGCGAATCCGTGGATGGGACGCGGGATTACATTCACAGATTGTCAGGTGTGTTGCGGTCCGAATTTGTGGTCCGAATCGGCATTGATCACGTTGAACGGATTGCCTCAGTGTATTCGCGTTGAGTCGTGCCGTGGGATCACGAGCAATACTGTGCCATTGATTCGAGTGTTGCCGGGATACGATCTGGATGCGGCGGTTGCCAGCGTGACGACGAATGCCAATCCGTCATTGGTGATGTATTCGATCACGTTGAAGGGGAATCAGTTTTTCGCACCGACGCCAGTTCCGGCGGCGTTGCAGCAGTTTGTGAAGTGAGGGCTGGTGCTCGGTGAAGCGACGGTTGCCGAGCGGACTGCCTACACGCGGATTGAACTCGTTGGCGGATGGGAAAAGATCGTAGCCGAATACCGAGAGCGAAAGGGGTTGAAATGACAGAACCAAATGACGCGGCGTTTCCAAGTCCGATCAGTGAAATCGAGGATCGAGGAGAAGCGGTTTTCGTTGGAGGCGACTATGGCATGACCAAGCGAGAACTGTTTGCGGCGATGGCGATGCAATGGATTCTCGCCGCGACGGGATGCTTTGTCATGCAGACAGGCGACACCACGAACGTGGGTGACGTGTCTGATATGTCAGTGAAAGCCGCCGACGCATTGATTGCGGCACTGAACAAGGGATGTCGCGAATGACTGAAGAAAGCGGCGAATTCCAGATGCATCTTCCATTCTGGATCGACACAGACGCATACTCGGAACGCGACCAAGATATGTTCGTCGCGGGGTACGAGTTCTGCCAAGTTGTGCTGGTGCTGGAAGCAAGGGGAGTTGAATTCAGAACAACCATCCACCGCGAGAACGAGTCTCGCGTGAGGATGGCGGCGATGTACGCGCAGTCTTCGTCGTGCGGGGCCTTCTCCAGCGCCTCCCGCAGCCGCGCAATCTCCACGTAGGCGTCGGGCAGGTCGTCTCCGCACATTAGATGCACTT